CATACTGTACTGAAGTTCCTCCGATCCTTCCCTACTCGTCAGGCAACCAATCGTAAATTGGTTTCATGGTTTTATCCACGGACTAGCCAAACACCATTCATTTAAAGAGGTGGTGCACCTCTGCGTCTCGTTATGTTCGCCTCTTTAACAACCGAACTAATTAAAGTCCGAGTACCCTTTACACTACCAACTTCGACACACAACAACAATGATACGTCGGCCGACCAAAGCCCGTCCATGCCTGTTTCCCAGGGTCCAGAGTTGTTGTATGTAGGTGGTTCACGGGAAGCTTATCCGTGAATTAAGACTTGTGTAGAAGTCGCCACAATTGTCCACTTGATAGGTTTGGTGGGGTGAGGATCCCCTGATTGAGTATCTTTTAAGCGCTCTATGTTGGCGTGGTTAGGGACAATCCCCTAACCATCACATCGCTCGTGACTTTGATCTGCCCCAAGTTCTCTGAGGCGTTAATACTTTCAGTTACGACAACCACCAGTCCTTGGACACCACGATCATTGGCGTCCACATTAGTATAAACTGTGGTGGTATTGACATCAAACATCTTACGACGATAGGTCAATGGTACATGAAAGGTGTATGGTTCCCAGGCATTCCAGGACACGGCAGTACGGTTACCCTTCACCATAGCAACCAATGCCGCTGAAGCGTTAGCTGTAAGGTTCGTGATAACCTCCGGATTGTCAAAGTAAGCCGCTGTTATACGACTACCAGCTCCAGCCTGACCGGGTCCGATGGTGGGCAGCCATGAGATCATCAATTTCGTGTACTTGTACTCTTGGTAACTTCCAGTTAACGCAGACAAAGCACCTGCTGCGGAGAAAGTCTGTTGCGGTGCAACGGTGATGGCCGTATTCGATGCGTCAACAACTATCAGAGACGATGCAACGTTTAAGAGGGAAGTCGTAGGTAACGCATAGACAGAACTACTGAACGTAGTACCGTCAAACGAAACTTTCGGTCCTCGCCTACGAGGCATCGCCCTTGATACGGGGTTGACCCTTCTACCAGCCAACATAGGATTCTTAGTGTTCTTACGGTTAGATCTTTGTGCCATAATATAATAGCTCTGAGTGTTTATGCGTTTCCGTCAAAGAGTCAAAATGAGTGTGGTTAATACCCAGTGGGCCCGTGCTGAGTTGTTGATACACACTTTCTAATGTCTCTTGGGCGGTGAAGGGCAAGCCGAAAGCTCTATAAAAGCTTTCTCTCGCCTCTGGCGTGACAGGTTTCGGACTACGTTGGACCATCGAAGAAAGTCGGAAAAACCCCGAAGATTGAAACAAAGTCCACTTATGGGCTTTGCTTCGTGGTTTGCCAAACTTCTGTAGCCAACTATAAAACTCTTGGTAAACGGGCAATCCAGCTGTCAAACTGATGCCTCCATCCCCAAGGGCCTTAAGCCACGATTCCACTTGTTGTTGTCCTGTGGTGCACGTCAAATCCTTAGCCAAAGCAACTAGATTCCGCACCATTCGCCATTCAACTCCGTCAAACACAGGATGCATTTGGCAAAACTCAATTTCCTCCAGAACATGGACAGTATCCTCCATTTTCATCTTGAAACCAAGTGAACCAAACCACCACTCCACATTTTCCCTGAACTTGGACTCATCTGTCTTGTCCATGATGACCACGATGTCGTCTCCATTATCCAAAACCTCATGCTTAATATTGAGGCTTCTGCACAACGAATACGTCATAGCTACCATGAGTAAACAGTTACCAAGAGCAGTGTCCATGTCTCCACTCATACGACGTCCTTCCACACAGTAACGCACAAATCCATCCTTACAAGAGGCAGTTCCTTTGTTAATGAGCATCATGTCTAACATGTCACTGAAGTCTTTATCGTTACAAAAGAGACGATATACTCCATGTGACCATTTAAGAGCGTCAACACTTACGTGTTGATCAAATCTTGATGCATCAAGGGAGACCGCACAAGGGGTCTCGAACATATTCCACTTGCAGGCTAATATGTCGCCAGTTTGGTAGACATTAAACCCCTTGGCGACAGAAGGATATTTGTACAAACGTGCGAGACGCTTGTAGATTATCTTCTCAAGTGGTTTAATGAATCTACCTATGGCAGCATTGAATCGTGGGTTACGTGGTTGAATTACTCGTGGAGCGGGGTCGTGTTTGACACCGAAGTTGATCTTCTCACATTTAACAAACGTTGATACACTGCAATCCCGTTTAGTCAACGGCAATAAAGCCAAACTGTCAACAGCTCGCCTGTATCGTTTGTACTGTCCACCAGTATACGACTCAGCAAACGTCTCCAGTGACCACGGCCTGAGTTGGCAGGTTCTAAAGTCATCCATAAAATAGGACAACTTATCGAATCCACCTACTTCAGGCTGTTGCGGGGAAGTGCGCTTGTTATCTGTGTAAAACACTCTCTCGTTGAGACCTCGTAAAAGGTTGTTCAACGAGTTATTGTGCACAGAAAATCCCGTATTAGGCCGAGGGGCATCCACGGTGAATGCCCATCTTTTCGGGTCTCGGGGTCGAGACGGCGGTCCAATTTGGATGTTAGGGTGGAGATTGTCAATAAAGTCAACCTTTGTTTCCACCCCCTCCAACCGGACCAAACCCCTTAATGAAAACCCGGCAACACCCCCATAGCCGCTTT